CTATCCTTAGGCGGCAGGCATGAGGGGCAGCGAAGCAGTAGTCCTATCCGCAATCATGAATGGCAACATCTCCATTGACAGGGTGGAGTTATCGCCAGAGGAGTTTGGAGATAGGCGTCACTCCAATCTGTTTACCTTACTGCGTCAACGCCATCGTGCGCAGATGCCAGTGGATATTCCCAGCGTGGTGCAGCACCTGAACTCCAGCAACAATGAGGATTGCGGAGACTTGATGTACATCTCTGCCATCGGCGATGAGTACGCGGTGGATGCAAGCATGGACAAGCACATCCGCCAGGTGCGGGAGAAGTCGCAGGTCAACAGGCTATCGGCAGCGGTGGATGAGATACAGCGGAGGCTCAAGTCGGACAGGTTGGATGCGCAGCAGGCATCGGTTGAGTTGATAGCGCAGGCATCGCAGGTGCAAGACCTACACACACCCACACTAGAGGAGGTAGTTGCCGGTGTCGGCGCTGACCTTGACGCCGAGGCAGGAGGTCATCGCCAGGTGTACATGCCATGCGGGGTGCCAGAGATAGACACGCACCCAGACTTTATGGGACTGTCGCGCGATGGTGTCACCCTGATACTGGCAGCATCAGGCATGGGTAAGACCAGTTTCCTTAATGCCATTACGCTTGGGCTGCTCAGTCAAGGCAGGTCAGTGTACTTGGCAGGTACGGAGACGGCACCAGCAAGGCGCACCCGTGATTTGGTATTCACCCTGGCGGCAGTCGATGGCAGGGCATGGGCGATGCAGACCCGGCAGCTATCGGAGCTCACGGATAGCGACCCACTACGGGCTCACATCCAGAAGGACGTAGACTATTGGCGCTCCAAACTACGCAAGGCGCAGGCCTGGATTCAAAAAGCGGACCTGTACCTGACAGGTAGTGGGCTTACAGCAGAGCAGGTCAGTGCCACCGCCCGACGCCTGCGCATGCGAGGTAAGGCAGAGGTAGTGCTAGTGGATTACTTGCAGGACTTGAGCGATAGCAAAGGCTACGGCGTCAAGGTAGGCGATAGGGTGCAGCAAGTCGGGCATAAGTCAGGGATACTCAAGGCACTAGCGGCGGACCTGCGCATACCTGTTATCGTAGCTGCGCAAGTGAGCGGAGAAAAGCAGGGCAAAAAGCCCTCGGCACCAGCGATGCACGACTGCCAATGGTCGTCAACGGTACACCAGGACGCCGAAGAAGTGCTGAGCCTGTACCGGGCAGACTACTATCGGGACAGAGGACAGAACGCAGACGGACCCGAAGGCGTAGTGCAATTGGTCGCGCGCAAAAGGCGCACCGGCAGACTGTCAACCCTGGACCTGGCGTGGAACGGACCCACCAAACAGGCAGGCCGTCCACACATCAGGCTCTAACTGTTGAGCCATTCGTCAAATGTTTTGAGGGGCTGCCCGTGGTTAGTGATGTCGCCACCACTGCCATCGTCGGCGTGCTTAAGGTATAGGTCGTAGCGTTCGCGCAATGTCATAGGTCTTATCCTTTGTTAGTTTAGATTGAAAAGAGGATGATAGTGAGGATGTAGAAGGCTGCTAGTCCAGCCATAGCTTGGGAGTATAGGCGCATTAGATGTCCAGTGTTGAGAGTAGAGAGGCGGCGGAGGATTGTGCTGCAAGCTTGGCAGCCCGTCGCTTGTGTGCGTCCTTTGGTCCGTGATTTGGGAAGCCGATGATAGGACCGGGCTTGCTACCGTCGCATAGTCTGCACTCGTTGCAGGTTACAGACTTGCCTTTCTCCTCGGCTGCCATGGCAGGGCAGACGATACCCTTAGCGCCTTGTGGTGTGGTAAACCTGCCAGTGTGGTCCCATGGTAGGACTACGGCAGCCCGATAGCCCATCGCCATAGCGTCGTCGCAGTCTTCCAAGCTATCGCATGACGCCATGAAAACCCCGGCGAGCTCAGGCTTAGCGCGCCAGTGATGGGTGTAGCCGACTGCATCCAAGCCCATAGCCTTTACCGCGCCGATAGCTTTCTTGAGGTAGGCAAGGGGAAGGGCTGCCGGGTCACCGATAGCGCCGAACCGTGCCATCTTGGCGGAGCGCTTGCTAGCTTGGAGCGCGCCTTTCAGGGTGTACCGCTTGCCTTTCTTGGCTGCTCGAATCATAGAGGAGTGAGCCATGGATGGCGTTCCTCCTTGGGCGTAGCATCCATTGTCTAGCAAGGGGCAGCCCTTACAGGATGCCTTGGATTCTTCTCGGCTTGAGCCGACCCACAATGTGGGGATGTCTCCTGTTTTGGTGTTGGTTGTAGTGCCTGTCCACATGGCGGCGCTAGCTGGTACGCTCGGCGGACATGATACTTTTGCCACATTCTTTTTGGTCTTCCATTCAACCGGTGCTACCGGGTTGGATGCTTCCTTTTTTGGGAATCGCTTAGCGATATATTCTTCCATTGCTTTTCCCGTTAATTCTACTGTTAGATTCGACATGATGTGGTCCTTTGGTTGGTTGGTTGGTTAGTTAGTTGGATTAGTTAGTTGGAATTGTTAAGCTGGCGGTAGACAAGGTCAAGGTCTGAAAGGCTCTTGGGTGCGCGTCCCAGAAGGTAGTGGGCGTCTCCACTATCAAAGGCGCTGAGTAGTGATTCAAGCTCGTTAGCGTCGGCGCCTCGATGAAGTGCCCACTTTTGGAACAGGTGATGCTTGGGCGTTCCTACATGGAGGAAGGAATCAAGAACGGCGTGGATAGTCTTAGTCATGATGTTTCTCGTTAGTTAGTTGGATTAGTTAGTTGGATTGACTGAATGCTACGAGTGCTTCGGTCAGCACGGGGCGCAGTTCTGCTTTTGTGAACCAAAAGGCGGTATCGTTGTCATCATATTGAACGTGCAGATATCCGCACTCTGGAACCCCGCTAGCGTCGCCAGTGCAGATATCGTCAACGATAGTGCTGATGGCGTATTGGCTGGCGGAGATAGGCATGTTTTCGTGGGATGCCCATTCGCCTCTCATGCCCATATCGTGAGCGTTATCGTGAGCGGCGTGAAGTGCGTTTAGAATGAATTCGATGGGGGTCATGGTGTTCTCGTTAGTTGCTATCGGGTTGTTCCGATGTCTCAACCTACTATCGTTTGTTACAGGTTGTAAAGCAGAAAGTGAAAGATAGTTTGACCCTGGCTAGCAGGCTATCGAATAGATGAGGAAAGTATTTTGGTTTGACACCCGTGGACGGTTAGTGGATAGGGCTGGATGGGGGGAAAGGGTAGGGGGATATTGCAATCCGAATCATGGGGGTAGGGCGGCCGCTTTGCTCTTGATAGTGGGGGAAATGTTCCCGACCATGCACCGATAAGAGGAAGACGCGCAGCTGCGTAGGGACAAAGCCCGGGCGCGCGCGCAGAGAACAATGGCGGAGCTCCGAGGGGGGGCCCCAAAGGGGGTCCGCTGCGTGTCTCCATTATAGGTATTACAAATCTCGGATACATCTCAAAAAATCTGCGGATACATCTCATGTGTTACACTCTCTTCCATGGCACTACCAGAGAAGAAACAAGAAGCGCTGCGTCTGCTAACTTCAGGCCACAGTATGGCGGTAACGGCTGAGAAATTGGGTATGACTCGTTCTGCTGTGTGGAAGTGGACGAAGGAGCCGGAGTTTTCTGCTGAGATGACGGTGTATCGGGACAAGCGTGCTGCTGGTGCTCAGTTGGCGCTCTCCTATGCTGTTCACGAGGCTGTAGAGGTGCTCAGGTCTGTGATGGCTGATGATGAGAGCAGTGCCAAGGAGAAGACGGATGCGGCCAAGGTACTGCTTGACAGGGCAAAGTTGCAGTTGAGTGGTAGCAAGGTGAAGATGAAGGGTAATGCTGATGCTATGGCGGCATGGATGAGTAAAGAATGAGTGTCCCAGAGATTGGTGACCTCCTAAAAGATCCTGCTGAGTTTATTTCCAGGCTGACGATTATGCACAAGGAGAGGCAGAGGCTTTCTCCTTTTGAATTGAATGAGCCTCAGAAGAAGTTGTTGGATGTTTTGAAGACGAGCAATCGTGTGATTATCCTCAAGGCAAGGCAGATGGGAATCTCTACGCTTGTGCGTGGTTGGCACTTCTGGCAGACGTATATGGCGAGTGAGCCTAAGCAGTACGCTGTGATTTCTCATACGCGGGATTCGGCTGAAGAGCTGCATCGTATGGAGAAGACCTTCTACGATAATTTGCCTGTTCAGTTGAGGCGTCCTTTATCTAAATCGAGTTCAAGGACTCTGACCTTTGAGGATTCAGGGGCGACTGTTAGAACGCATACGGCGAGTGGTAAGGGTGGTGCTCGTTCGTTTGCTATGAATAGTGTTCATCTCTCTGAGTTTGCTTTCTATGACAATCAAGAGGAGACGATGGCGACGGTTATGGCTGCTGTCGGTGAGGGTCAGATTATTATTGAGAGCACCCCGAATACGCCTGGTGATAAGTTCCACGAGTTGGTGGATGGTGCTTTGAAGGGTGAGAACGGGTGGACGTTGGTGTTCTTCCCTTGGTTTGCCCATGATGCTTACCGGGTAGAGGAGATTCCTGGCTGGTATATTCCGACTGGTGTGGAGAAGATGGTTCAGCAGCAGCTACAGATTACGACGCAGCAGTTGTGTTGGCGTAAGCAGCAGTTGAAGACTTTAGGCCAGGAGAAGTTCATACGGGAGTACCCTGCCACGATTGAGGAGGCGTTTAGATCGAGGGGGGTACAGTTCTTTGACCCTGCTGCGCTGGCTAAGATTGAGCCGTTGGAGATGGGTAGTCATGAGCACAGGCAGTATGCCCCCCCTATGCCGGGCGAGGCTTATGTTTTGGGTGTTGATGTTGGTAGTGGCTTGGGAAAGAAGACGGATTTCTCTGCGATTACGGTGATTTCTGGTAGTACGCGCCAACCTGTGTACCATTTTATTAGCAATACGACGCCTCCAGGGAAGCTGGCGGAAGAGATTGTGAAGGTGTGGACGAGGTATCACCAGCCGAAAGTGATTGTTGAGAGCAACGGTAATGGCCAATGGGTTCTTCACAAGTTGAAGGAGCTCAAGGTCAAGGGGCTCTACAAGGATGACAAGGGGCGGCCGTTTAGGACAACGGTTGGGACCAGACCTTCTTTGTTTCAGGCTATCAAGGAGGTGGTGGACAACGGGATTATTACGCAGTTGGACCAGCACGTTTTGGATGAGTTGAAGACGATTGTTTATATTAGGGATAAGCCTCAAGCAGCGAAGAGAAAGAATGATGATGTGACGATTTCTATGGCTTTGTGCTATTACTTGCTTGAAAGGATGCCTTTGATGGTGTCTCATTCAGTGAAGAGAGCCATGATGGAGAAGCATATTGCTTCTATGAAGGCTAAGAAGTCAAATAGAACGCTGCCCTGGAATGTTCGGGGTGGGAACAAGACGGGTGGTTACTGATGAAGCCGGAAGATTTACGAGTAATCCTTGATACTCACGACAAGTATTGGGGCGATAAGAGGGATGAGCTTATTCGTTTCAAGTCTGTCTATGAGATGGACTTCTGGGATACTGAGAAGGATTCCGCTCTGAACCAGATTCGTATTCAGACGAACGATGGGTATGGGTATATTGAGTCTTTCCAGGCTTCCTTGTTTGCCAAGAATCCTGCTGTTGTGGTGAAGAATGGTGTTTTAGGCAAGGGAGATACCAAGAAGGGGCAGAACATCATCAATCATTTCCTGCTCAATAGCCGGAATGAGATTGAGAACGCCTCTCGTATGGCGCTTATCTACCCAATGAGCTTTCTAAAGCTGACGATTACGGATCGAGAGAACCTTTATGAGCGTGTTCTTCCTGTTGCTGTGCCCCCCTGGCAGGTAATTGTGGATAGAAACGCCACGCGGTGGGACACCCAGCGCTTTGTTGGGCACATCTACTGGATGACTGTGGCTGAAGCCAAGAAGAAGTTTGGTGGTAAGTTTGATGACATCGGTGCTGACATGGTGACCTTCTTTGAGGAGGGAATCAAGGACGCTACGGGTGGTGCCCAGCCGAAAGACCCCCAGCAAAGCCCTATATCTCCCATGTTCAAGTATGTGAAAGTGGTTGAGATGTACGATTTGGTGGAAGACAAGCTGTATTGGTGGTGTCCTGACCGTGGTGACAAGTTCTTGGACAAGGCTGAGTTTATCCCCTTTAGAGATGCTGAAAATCGTGGGCACGCTCCGATTATTCCCTTGTATTACAACCGTGTTCCTGACCAGCCCATGCTTGGGTACTCGGCCATCAAGCGCATCTATGACCAACTCTATGAGATGAACATCATCCGTTCCTTCCAAGCAAATGCGGTTCGTAAGGCGAGCAGGCAGTGGTTGGTGAAGAAAGGGG